TAATAGTACTGATTTGATTCAAGCGTTAGCTGGTAATACAACAACAGCAGAAGTTCCATATCTTGAAGGTGAATATATTTTAAAATTTCAAGATGACGGTGGCAGATTTTGTGCAGGAGAGACAAGTGTAATTCTTGAACTGCCAGATAATTTAGCTCCACTTATTACACAGACTAGGAGAGAGGATACTGATAGTCCTAAATTCCAAGGAACAAAAACTAATGTTGATTTTGATGCAGTTACAAATACTTTAAATTTAGTTGGTGGTGGTAACTTTGATGCTATTACAGACTTTGATCTTGTTGGATCATTAGATGACTTTGGTGGAATCGTTTCTGAAGGTACTTATGATTTTGGAGGAACTGCTGGTGGGGACACTTTAGATTTAGGTGGTGTATTTAGTCTTGATTTAAAACGTCACTTCTTGACAGAAGGTTTCTATCCATCAGATTTATTTGATTCAAGAGGTTTGATTGATGATATTACAGACTTTGATGGACTTACAGCTACAGAAGTTAATGCTGAAATGTTGGTGAGAGTTACACAGGATAACCCATCTGGATCTCCCACTTATACTGACTTTCAAACTTTTGCTAATGGAACGTATAAAGGAAGAGGATTTCAATTCAG